AAATAAATTCCACGGAGTGTGTCATAATTGTCTGCCCCGTACAACTGTATTCTTGCTCCCATAAAGTCGGCTCTTAGTTCTGCCTCGTTAAACTTTACTTCGGGAAATACAGAACATAATCTCTTAAGTTCATCCCAGGCAACTGTTTTAGCTTGCTTGAATAGTGGTGCTATGTATGCATATCTAGGTGCGGGCTTACCTTTACCTATATCTTCTACAGAGCTTTTGATTAACTGGTTTATAGCAAACACAGTCTTACCAAATCGCCTATGACATACCACAACATTAAATCTATCTAGCGTTGTGTGCAAATGTCTTTGTAATTCCCTAGGTGTGTATGGAATTATTATTGGTTTTCTTTTTTCTTCCATACTCCACTGCCTGTTAACTTACTAGCATAATTAGTTATAGGATTATACTCGTAATAATCTGAGACCCCGCCTGATCTCTTAACAGCCCTGTCAATTGCTCTTTCCGCAGCAGTCATATTGCCTCTGGCATACCCCTCTGCTGTCGCAGTGCCATCTACATTAAGATGACCTCTGTTTATTAATATATTTTTAGCAAGAGCTTCGGCATCTAATTCTTCTCTGCCTTTTTCTATTAGCTGTTGCTTTAATCTTTCGTGGATAGCAGGCAACATTAGTGCACCTTGCTGTCTTTTTCCCTTAAAATTTGGTTAGCGTCTGCAATATCCGTTTCGTTCTGCGCCCACTGTATATCAAAGTTTCTATCTTCAACAACAACGTGGTGTTTAGGAGACCATCCAGCTTGTGTCTTAAGCCAGAACGTAGTCATACTAGGAGACTCCCCAGATACTGCCATTTCGTAGGCTACACCAGCCACGCGGGCGGTGCGCTTTTCCTTACCTACCAATAAATTATGAGAATAATATTTTGTAAGCGTAGCATTACTAATACCCATTACTTTGGCTATAGTATGTTGGTCTAATCCTATGGTTACCATCTCTTCTACCTTAGAATAATCGTCATCAGTTGGCTTATACGTCTGTCCTCTCTTGATTCTAGACTTTTTACCTCCTGCTGCCTTAGACTTTTGGGATAAACCTCCAGTTGGTCTGCCTCTTTTTCGCTCAATCTTGATTACAGCGTCTGCTGGTACTATACCTTTAGCAGATGCTACTGCATATCTAGCTTCTTCTTCTAGTTCTTTCTCAATTTCTCTGATTTCTTCTTCAGAATCAGCAGTGATTTTGCCTTTGTTTGCCATATACTAGTATTATACCCTAATAATATTGTTATATTAGTATTCCTAGAAATTTCTAAAGGGTTTTCTGTATGTATGTTCTATATAGTTTTCTTCTTTAGCATCATTCTAGGTATTACTTATTGTGTGTCTCTAAATATATACACAATATTATACCTTATGAAGTGCTATAAAGTGAAAGTATTTACATTGAGTATATTATTGTGCCCGAACCTTGCCCCGACAGTCATTGAAAAAATAATAATTTTACCTGTAGGTAGGTTTCCCCGCGCGCACGAATTTTGCAAGGGGTGCCCCCGCCCTCGGACTTTCCCCTCCCGCGATCAGGCGGAACCTTGCCCCGAATCTGTCCCCGAATCTGTCCCCGAGGATGTCATTTTTATTTTTTTATTCGAGGGATAAACGAAGTTTTTATAGTACTTTTCCATTAATAAATTAAACTCAATTAGTTTTATTCCGAGCTTGAAATTGGCGCGCGCTAATATTCAAAGTGGGCTGGATCGAGTCAAAGTTTACAAACGGACAAAAAAAGACTATAATTCATTTATGAATAAAAGATAAGGTTTAACTTTATCGCCCTTTCAAGCCGAGTTAAGGCAATGGGTAAAATCAACGCTAGCAGAGGTTGAAGCTCTCAAACAATTAGAAGACATACCAAACACACCCCCGAGGTGTGAATGTCTTCGTATGTTTGTCTTCAATTATTGCTAGCCTTTTTTAGTACTTAAAATAAGGAAAGACAATGAAAAAAGATAATACAAACGAAGAGAAAATAATCGAGTTAACAGTAGCAGAAGCAACGGCAATTGTTGAAGACAGAAAAGCAACGGAAGCCGTAGCCAAAAGCAAAGCCGAGCATATCGCCTTAAATGAGAAATTAAAGGCTTTTAATGCTAATATGGCGCAAGCCTATCGGGTTTTATTAGAAGACCGAGGAAACGCCAAAAAACGCCTTTATGACGAAGTTATATTGAAAGAGTTTCAACACTTTTTCGACTTAAGGGCGAACGGCAAGGAAGCCGAGAAAGTACTTGCAAGAAGTGCAATTTCTCAAATGTCCCGAGCACTTCGCACCGCTACAGATTTAAAGGCGAGAAATGCGAAGCTATGGAGCAAAGAGCACTCTATTTCGTGCAATACCATTGGCAACGATGGAAAGGCTAAGTTAGACATAAAAGCCCACGAAACAGAAGCAGAGAAAACAGCAAGAATTGCCAAAGAAGCGGAAGCGAAGAAAGAAGCCGAAGCCAAAAAGGTATATGATTCTGCTATAACTTACTCCGAAGCCGTCAGCAATTGGAGCCTCGAAGACTTAAAGTTTATCGAAGCCCAATTGAAAGCAAAGTTTGAGCTTGAAAAGAAAAAGCAAAAATGGGAGCTTAACGAAAACTCGGAAGTGATTGCTTTAGCTAGTTAAAATTTTCTCTTCATTAACAAAGGAACCCCGCCCAAAAAGCGGGGTTTTTTTTCGTCTTTAAAATTCCTATGATCAGGAAAATATGCCCGAAATTAAATCACTCATAATGGATAAGCCAGAATTCCTGGAGGATTTAGTTCGCCAGGTCCTGGAGGATATTGCTCCTGACCAGGAGGATTTAAACCTACCTAATGGATAAACATAATTCGCCAGGTCCTGGAGGATTTTGCTCCTGATCCTCAGAAAATTGATGGATATAGTACATATGTAATAAAAACGGGCTCCATATCTTCGATTTAAGAGCACATCTCACATCAAGGCATACCAAGCCCAGCCTTGACATCAAGCCTTTTATAAAGGATAATGTTGTTTATGGATGGAGCATTCCATTCTATTAGCAACCACCAATATTGGCGCGCGCTAATTTTGTTAATAAATAAGGATAAAATTATGAGTAAAGTTAATTGGTCTAAGGATGCCACAAAAATCTTTAAAGGTAAGGTAGTTAGTCACATAGAATATACATCAGAGGAGGAATCCAGAGAGATGGATTGGCAACGAACTCCAGTGATTGTATTTACAGATGGTTCTTGGATTCTTGCTAGCGGTGATGACGAAGGAAACCGAGGCGGTTCCTTTTGGACATCACATAAGGATATGAGCGTGATACCTACGGGAGGATGGTGATATGTTATTAAATATTTTCCTGATCATTTGTATCTTAATCGGCTTATCGTGTGTATTCATAGATTTTTTTATGGATATAAACGATGAGATAAATAATAAATAAGGGAGGTCTTATGGATGTATTAAACAACCTTGAGCCTATCACTACGCTTAAGAAAGCGTTAAATATAGTTCAAGGCATATCTTCTCCAGGAAAAATGCCAGTGCCCGCATACAATCTACCTATAGATAAATGTAGAACTGGCAGTATTCTTAGAGCTTTGAAGAAAGACAATAAAGGTAGGATTACAGTGTGTTCTAATTGTTATGCTGGCAAGGGTAACTATAAGCGATATGAAAAGAATATACTGCCCGCTTTATACAGACGATTGGAGTCTATAAATAATCCACGCTGGGTAGATGCATTTGTGTATATACTCACGCATCAAAAGCAGATAAAGCAACACAAGGTATTCAGATGGCACGACAGTGGCGATATACAGAGCCCTGATCATCTGGATAAAATTGTGCAGATTGCAAAGCGCACTCCACATATAAAACACTGGCTACCCACCAAGGAATCTGGGGATATCAAGAACTACAAAGGCAAGATACCCAAGAATCTGGTGGTAAGGCTTAGTGGTACCTTTGTGGATGGCAAACCACCTACATATATACACACATCTATTGCTACATCCGATGTGGATAGAGTAACTTGCCTTGCCAGTCTGCCGAAAGACCATCCCAAGACACAAGAGGGATGCCAAGACTGTAGACAATGCTGGGATAGTAGTGTAAAAAATATTGCATACTACAATCATTAATAGGAGGATATATGAACGATGTAATTGCTAATGTGCAATCAGAGTGTTGTGATGCTGAAGTGCACGATGGATACTACAACGAATCACATAGGCGCGGTGAGTGTGTTTCTTGTGGTGAGTGTAATGGATACTATCCAGTAGAAGAGAGAGGTGAAAGGCTCTTCGATAGGATGCACGATGCTGGTATGTCTTTGCACGATTTTTTATAATAATAAGGAGTAAGTATGGGATTAAATGTAGTTAGTTTATTCGATGGCTCAAGCTGTGGACGAGTAGCACTTGAGCGAGCGGGTATTCCTGTGAGTAATTACTTCTCATCTGAGGTAGACCCTTGGGCTGAGAAGATTGCTCTCAAGAATTATCCAGATAACATACCGATAGGTGATGTCAATTTTGTAAGTGGTATTCAACTGCCCAATATTGACCTGATCTTAGCGGGTTCACCTTGTCAAGGATTCAGTTTTGCTGGCAAACAGTTGGCTTTCGATGACCCGAGGTCAGCACTGTTCTTTGAATTTCTCAGAGTCCTGGATGAATGTAGGCGATACAATCCTAATGTTAAGTTCTTACTAGAAAATGTAAGGATGAAGCAAGAGTATCAAGACATCATCAGTGACTATCTAGGTGTCAAACCAGTGGCGATAAACTCATCACTGGTATCAGCACAAAACAGATACCGATTGTATTGGGCTAACTGGGATATAACTCAGCCCGATGATAGAGGTATTGTTCTCAAAGATATATTAGTGGATGGATTCGCAGATAGTGTGGCGGATCAGGGCACCACTGTTAAGCGTACCAATATAGATAAGTCTGCTTGTCTATTAGCTAGGGATTACAAAGGCTTTGGCAATCAAGCTATGACTGGTGTCAGAACTTGTGAGCTCAGAGAGTATGACGATACCGAGGAGTGCCATCATATTGGCACCGCGTTAGATATAAATGGTCACGACATACTCAAGCGTGTGTATTCTGATACTGGCAAGAGTCCGACTCTAAATACTATGGGTGGAGGTAATCGAGAACCCAAAGTATTAGTAGCTAGGATGGTAGGTAGGCGAATCAATCCAGACACTGGCAAGAGGGATGATTACAATACTGACATCAAGCCCAAGCAAAGACTGGAACCACGCAAGGATGATAAGTCTGGCTGTCTGACTACTGTTGAGAAAGATAACTTAGTAGTAGAGAAAGGAACTTATCGCCCACTGCTACCATTAGAGATGGAGCGATTACAAACACTGCCCGATAACTATACGGATGGTGTGAGCAATACCCAACGCAAGAAGATGTTGGGCAACGGATGGACTGTCGATGTGATAGTCCACATACTCAAACAAGGAGGATTCAATGGTTAACCCAAATCAAAACAAGAACTTTAACGATGAAGCTCTGAGAATAAACAGAGAGTTGAAGAGGAAGAATGATAAGCTGAATGAAACTATGGATAGACATCGTAGTCTTTTAGCTTTTATCATTCAGTCATTAGATGCACATTACTATGCAGAGGTACAAGACAAGAGCAATGTCATTGGAATGATAAGACATCGCGTTGACCAGGCATTAAATTATAGGAGCTTCGATGATTAATAAAAAATATTATGAGATGGATGATGGTACCACGATGACAGTCGATGAGGTTATGGCTGCTACTGGACTGAGTAGGCAAGGAGCTGGTCGTAGGTTAAAATTATCTAGAGATAAGAACTGGGTGTGCTTACCAATGGGGCACCCTGATCTTATCGGAGGACCTGGTGGCAGTGAGGATGTACAACGCGACTGGGATGAAGAAGTTAAAGTGTATGGTGGTATAGCTATGAATCCACCAGCACTTGATGGGACTGTCAAAGGTGACAAATCTTTTGACAGATATGGGAACCCTCTTAGTTACAGTGAGAGGACAGCACTAGCAAATCACAAGCAGAAACATAGAGATGCTTGGCTTGCTAGTATTAATAACAATAAGGAGGATGTATGAGTGTAGTTGATTTCAATTACCACGAGCTTGATAAGCTGATTGATGAGCGGATTGAGCAATTTTGTATGGTGTCTAACAATTACTATGGTGCTGTGGATGAGCACACTGCTAGACTGGTGTCAAGTGATGTGTTCGATTTGCAAGACAATCAGTTGTTAAGTATAATTCAGTGTCAGCAAGACCAAATAACTGAGCTACGAGAGACAGTTGATACACTTAGTAATATAGTCCATTATCTTTCAGAGTTACAAAAGATAACGGGCACTAAACTTGAACTTAGATAAGGAGAAGATATGAGCGTAGATAAATTTACTGATGGTGCTATAGAATGTACTGTTTACTGTTATGAGAACGATATGATTGACTTGTACCAGGTGGAAGAGCTGATGGATTTTTTCAGTGCAAGCTGGACTGACCTGATCAAGGCTTTGACTATTGATTCCTACAAAGAGGAAGCGATAGAGTTTATGCAAGAAAACAATCACGACTAGGAGGGTGTATGTCATATAAAGATTACGAAGTACACATACGCTCAACTGTGTCGTATGATTTCACGGTGATGGTTGAAGCCAGTAGCTTGGAGGATGCAGAGATGGTTGCAGATAACGAGTACTGGAACGACCAATACCACCGTGAAGCAAGGAACTCTCAAATGCACGATGAGTTTGAGATAGTGAGTGTCAATGAGATTGTCGATGAAGATGACAGTCTTGATGACGATGATGATTACCTACCAAGGGAGGATGTATGAAGAAAGTAAAAGTAAGATATGTAAAAGATAGGGTAGAGATTACTATGCCCGCAGAACAGTACAGTAATGTACTGCAACATTTCAACGTGCTTAACGAGGCAATCAATGACTACCAGGAAACTCTGGACTTAAGGGTCAGCCATATCAATGGGATTGATAACCTCAAGTACGCTCTGATACACAGTCTAGGGTTCAAGAGAATTCACGACAGTTACTACAGTAATTACAGGGCACCAACTAAGGGAGGTAAGTAATGGGTATATTAAAGCAACTGATGATAGACAAACAAGATTCGCTTGGCGAAGATTGGGAAGGCTCATCTGAAGAACTAATAAGTCTTATGGTTGAGGAGTATATGCAATCAAAAGAATACCACAGAGAACATATTGATCAGGAAAAAAAGATTGCCAGTGAACCCAGTGGCAAGGATTAATATGCTAAACTTTAAACTTACTTGTATCTCCTAATGTAAGTAAGTACTAAGGAAGTCTAGGGATATAAATATATACATATGTATATAGTATACATTCCTAGACATTCTTAGTTAGTAATAGTCTTACTAAGAGTACACTGGTTTTCCTTCCTTATTTTCCAGTGTACCCTTAGTGGGATTGCCCACTAGGAAGCAAGCGCAATATAAGCGCGCGCTAATTTTAATGTTAATGTATAAGGAGTTATGTATGAGTGCTATGAGTCTAGCTGGAAAGGTTGTATTCAATCAAGTAACAAAGCCCGATGTTTACAAGGGACAGGAGAAGTATTCTTTGACAATCGCATTGGATAAGGATAGTAAGAAACTTGCGGAGAAGAAAGGTCTAAAGACTTCAGAGTATGAGGGTGCTACACAGATTACTATGAAGCGTAAGGTAGACTTTGGATTACCTCAGATATACAACAGTGACAGAGAGTTGAAAGATGTAAACCATCTATCACTCTTTGGTGATGATGTAACTGTCAAGGTGAAGCAAGGTAAAGGGGACTATGATGCTTATGTATATCTAGAAGCAATCAGAGTTGAACAGAAGGCGGAAGGTGTGGAGGACGCAGACTTATCTGACTTCTAACTTAGTGATGTACTACTAGGTTTTGGGCAGTCACTATGGCTGCCCTTTTAAATTATAAGGGAGGAAGATATGAGTAAGAATGTATTACTAAGGAAAGAGCAGTGTCCAGACTGTGCATCCAATGGTGGTGACACAAGTAAGGATAACCTGGCTGTCTATTCAGATGGTCAAACACATTGCTTTGCTTGTGGCACCCACGGGTTCACTGAGCACAGCAACAAGGTAGAAAAGACACACACAAACCAAGACAAAGACTGGCTCACTGAGTATAGAGGTGAGTACTATAGTCTTCCTGATCGTAAGCTGAGAGCAGAGACATTAGAAAAGTACAAGGTCAAAGCTGAGAAGGATTCAAAGGGTAACATAATCAAACACCACTATCCATTCCATAACAAGAAGGGTGAGATGGTTGGTATCAAGACAAGGATAGTATCAAACAAAAAGTTCTTTGGTAATGGTGACACTAGCAAGAACAATGCTTTGTTTGGACAGAATCTATTCAAGCCTGGTGGAAAATTTGTAACCATATGTGAGGGCGAGCTGGATGCAATGGCTGCCTATGAAATGTTTGGTTCCAAGTTTGCTTGTGTGAGTGTAACCAACGGTGCCAACTGCAAGGATAATATTAAAGCCAACCTAGAATGGTTGGATTCATTTGAAACAGTGGTGCTTGCATTCGATAATGACGAGGCGGGTAGGGAAGCAGCCAAAGCGTGCGCCCCTATATTAGGACCAAACAAATGTAAGATAATGACAATGGCAAAGCACAAGGATGCCAGCGATTATCTTATGAACAACGATGGTAAGGCTTTCTATGATGAGTGGTGGAATGATTCTAAACCATTCATTGTGTCTGGAGTAGCAACGCTAGATGATATGCGTAATGCTATGATTCATTACAAGGACACTGAGCTGATACCCTTGCCCGATTCCTTTGGCAATCTGAATGAGATGATGCGTGGTGGTGTAGCTCGTGGTGAGCTGGTGTCCATCATTGCACACACATCTATAGGTAAGACCACTTTACTTAACGAATTGATATATCATTTCTCAACTAACACAAAAGAAAAGATAGGTTGCTTTATGGTTGAGGATAATATTGATGAGACGATCAGGAAAGTTGTCAGCGTACACACTGGTGAAAATATGCAGTTGACTAAGCCTAATGATTTGAATGTTGATAAGATTATGAAGGACGCTGTTGATATAGGATTCGCATCAAAGATACAGCTACACAATGATGGCGGTGGTAGTGTAGACCTAGAAGAAATGTTTGCTAAGATAAGATACTTTATCAAGGGGCTAGGGTGCACAGTCATACTAGTTGACCCACTACATACAGCAATAAAGAATTTATCTAACGAGAACATCGAAGAGGTTATGGATAGGTTCATTAAGTTGTGTAAAGAAACCAGGGCCACTGTGATACTGAGCACACACACTAGGAAGCCCGATGATGGTAGCCACCCACATAAGATATGTGAGTACGATGTTAAGGGCAGTGGTGCGATACCCCAGGCTTGCCATACAAACATACTATTCTCCAGAGATAAGCTAGCGGAGGATGACTATGAAAGGAACTCAACTAGAATACGGGTGCCTAAGATGAGAAGGACTGGTCAGACTGGTGAGGCTGGATGGACATACTTTAATGGCATTACTGGCAGACTAGAGAAAGGGCACGAGCCTAGCGGTGGAGACAACGATGCGGACTTTTAGTTGCGACATAGAAACTGATGGCATAGATGCAACAAGGGTGTGGTGTATAGCAGCGCATAACATAGATACAGATGAGGTTGTTACATTCTCAGACACTACACTTGGATTGTTTAAGCCTTGGCTTGAGTCAGAAGTTGACCGCCTGATCTTTCACAATGGCATATCATTTGATGTGCCCGTGCTTGAGAGTTTGATGTCTGTAGATTTCAGTGGTGTCCAGCTAGAAGACACACTTGTGATGAGCCAGCTATACCAGCCTAACTTAGAGAAAGGTCACTCACTTGCAGCGTGGGGTGAGAGGCTTGGGTTTGAGAAGGGTGACTATGAAGACTGGTCTAAGTTTACAGATGAGATGCTTGAGTATTGCATAAGGGATACTAAGGTGACTACTAAAGTTTATAGACACTTGGTGGCTCACGAGTTGAGTGACGATGCCAAGCTACTTGAGTATGAGATAAAGAAGCAGTGCTCTTTGCAAGAGAGGACTGGATGGTACTTTGATTTACATAGTGCCATACAATTATTGGCTGAGATTAACGAAGACTTAAGGCTTGCGGAAGAGAAGGTTCACAAAACATTTGTACCTTTGCCAGTATGGCAGAGTAAGAAGGCAGTAAAGAATAGGTTCCTTAAGAATGGCAAGAGAACTAAACACTATCAAACAGAGGTGGACTTGGGTTGCTATACCAATGAGGATAAAGACTATGGATACTGGTCTTATCCCGAGCTGAACCTAGGCAGTAGACAACAAGTAGGCAGACACCTTATGCACTATGGATGGAAGCCCACTGTATTCACTGAGACTGGTGTGCCAAAGGTTGATGAGTCAACACTCAAGGATGTAGACATACCCGAGGCTAAGATTATAGCTAGGTATCTTATGTTGCAGAAAAGACACAGCCAAGTAAGTAGCTGGGTTGATGAATACAACTATGATACAAAGAGAATACACAGTAGAGTACACACTATGGGCACTGTCACGCACCGTATGTCTAGTAGCAACCCTAACTTACAGCAAGTGACAGCAAGCAACAAGGAGTATGGACAACAGATGCGTGGATTGTTTACTGTTCCAGATGGCAAGGTGATTGTTGGTGCTGATTTATCTGGTCTAGAACTAAGATGTTTGGCTCACTATATGAAAGACCCAGGGTATACTGAAGAGATATTAAGTGGTGACATACACACAGCTAATCAAAAGGCTGCGGGTCTGAGCACCAGAGATGAGTCAAAGCGTTTCATTTATGCTTACCTATATGGTGGCGGTGACAATCTAATTGGAAACATATGTGGTGGTGGCAAAGAACTTGGGAAGAAAGTTAAAGAGCAGTTCCTATCTAACACACCATCACTAGCCACACTAAGAAAGAAAGTTGAAAGAGCATCTAAGAAGGGATGGATCAGGACACTTGATGGTCGTAGAGTCTATGTCCGTAGCCCGCATTCAGCACTTAACTTCTTACTTCAAAGTGCTGGCTCTATCATAGCCAAGAGAGCTTGGGTCATCTTTCATTCATTGGCACAGCAGTTTGATTACAAACAGCTAGGTGTGATACACGATGAGATACAAATAGAATGTGACCCTACAGATGCAGACACTATTGGCAAGCTGGTTGTCCAGGCTATGGAAGATACAACAAATTATTACAAACTTAACTGTCCTATTACTGGTGAATATAAAATAGGCAAGAGTTGGAATGAAACACACTAGAATTTTAATAAGAGAGGAGAGACTATGAAGTCTATAAACACAGTAGTACAAGATGTATATGATGTAATGAAGTCAAAGGATTATTCTGGAGACTTAAGCTCGATAGCTATGCAAGCTGGTCGAGAGGTGGAGGAAGCAATCAAAGATGCTTTCACACCAAGAGAAGACAATCGTAACTTACGAATGTCAGCCCTAGGCAGATGTGAAAGGGCACAGTGGTACAACTACCACGGCTACACACCAGAAGAAATAAGTGGTGAAGTTTACCTTACCTTCTTACAAGGTCACATACTAGAAGCAGTCCTGATCGCTTTGCTTAAGCTGTCTGGGCACACAGTAGAAGACCAACAAAAGAAACACACACTAGAAGGTGTAGATGGTAGCCAGGATTGTACGATTGATGGTGAGCTAGTAGATATTAAGACAGCAAGTGCCTGGTCCTGGGACAATAAGTTCCAAGAGACTGGGCTCACTGATGATACCTTTGGCTACATCAAACAGCTATCTGCCTACGGTAAAGCAGACAATAGAAAGAAAGGTTACTTCCTTGCTTTCAATAAGAACAAGTCAACACTTAAGTTATGTGAACAGGAACTAGAGCAAGACATTGATACTTTTGTTGTTGACTTAAAAGCTAAGATGGAATCAGACACACCACCTATGCGACTAGCTAACGCTACAACTTGGAACAAAGCCAAGACAGAAGAGAAGCTATGTATGACGTGTGCATTCTGTGGATTCAAGGAAGATTGCTTTGGTAGTCTGGAAGCAAGACCCATACCATCTGGTAAGATAACAAATTACTATGTTAATGGAGCTGATTTTTGATAACAAAACAACTACCTGAGTTCAAGGCATACATCGCTGCAACATATGATGTGTGCCTGATCTGCGATGAGCTAGAGATTGAACCCGAAGAATTGCTAGATGCTTTTGAAAAGAAACTGATAGAAAAACAAGACAGATTTCTTGAAGAATTTGAAGAGAGTTACTAATGGATTACTTTAGTTTGAGCTTGGCTTTCATATTGCTTGGTGCTGTTGCTATTTACTTTACACACAAGCAAGCATATGAGAAAGGAATAACCACTGCTGTGTTACTGCACAGGAATGGTCGATTAAAATATAGAGACTATCTAGATGACAAAGGTGACCGTATGGTGGACATAGAGATAGAACCAATTGATGAAGGAGATGAAGAGTGAACACACTACCAAATGATTACCAAAATTTTATAGCACTAAGCAGATATGCAAGGTGGCTGCCTGAAAAGAATAGGCGAGAGACGTGGAAAGAAACTGTAGCTAGGTACTTTGACTTTATGGAAGAACACCTAAAAGAAAACACTGAGGGCGAACTCACCACTAAGACTAGGAAACTTCTTGAAGAAGCTGTACTTAACTTAGATGTTATGCCCAGTATGAGAGCACTAATGACTGCTGGTAAAGCACTAAAGGATAACAACATAGCTGGATACAACTGTGCTTATCTAAGTGTTGACCACCCTAAAGCATTTGATGAATGTTTGTATGTGCTTATGCACGGTACTGGTGTAGGCTTTAGTGTAGAGAGACAGCACACTAACAAACTACCAGAAGTACCAGAAGAAATGATTGATGTTGATGACATCGTAGTAGTGCAAGACAGCAAGGAAGGATGGCAGTCTGCATTTAGAAAACTAATTAACTACCTATACAACGGTGAGATGCCTAAGTGGGACTTCTCTAGGGTAAGACCTAAAGGTGCTAGGCTATCTACATTTGGTGGTAGAGCCAGTGGTCCAGAGCCACTGTTAGATTTATTTAACTTTGCTACTAACTTGTTTAAAGATGCAGTAGGTCGCAAGCTAACCAGCTATGAGTGCCATCGTATGATGTGTAAGATAGCAGAGGTAGTTGTGGTTGGTGGTGTTAGACGTAGTGCCCTGATCTCACTATCCAATCTTACTGATGAGCGTATGCGTAATGCTAAGTCTGGTCAGTGGTGGTCTGATACACCAGAGATGGCACTGAGTAATAACAGTGTATGCTACACAGAGAAACCTGACATTGGTATCTTTATGAAAGAATGGCTGTCACTGTATGAGTCTAAGTCTGGTGAACGTGGTATCTTTAATAGAGAAGCAGCTAAGAAACAAGTAGCTTCTATTGGTAGACGTGATGTTGACCACGACTTTGGATGTAATCCTTGCAGTGAAATCATCCTAAGAGATGGACAGTTCTGTAATCTAACTGAGGTGGTAGTGAGAGCAGAGGACACACAAGAGGATATGTTACGCAAAGTAAGGCTAGCTACCATACTAGGTACGTTCCAAGCGTCACTAACAAATATCAAACGATTAAGACCCAAGTGGGTACACAATACAGAAGAAGAATCACTGCTGGGTGTTAGCTTAACTGGTATAATGGACAACTCTTTTATGAATGGAAGTGCAAGCAGAGGACACCACGGTAAAAAGTCTTTGCCAGACTTCTTAATTGAACTCAAAAAGCAGACAGTAACTACTAACAAGAAATGGTCTGTTGCATTAGGCATTAACCAGGCTACTGCAATCACAGCTATCAAACCAAGTGGTACAGTCAGCCAGCTAGTTGACAGTGCTAGTGGAATACACACTAGACATAACGACTATTACTTTAGAAGAGTAAGGGCAGATGCCAAAGACCCAATAGCACAACTTATGGAAGATCAGGGCATCCCTTGTGAAGCGGATGTTATGAAACCCAATAGTGTTAAGGTCTTTACATTCCCTATGAAAGCACCCAAAGGTGCTGTAACTAGGAACGAAAGAACAGCTATTGAACAACTAGAGTTGTGGCTTACATACCAAAGATACTATTGTGAGCACAAGCCTAGTGTAACTATCAGCGTTAGGGAACACGAGTGGATGGACGTAGGTGCGTGGGTGTACAAACATTTTGATGAGGTCAGTGGTGTTAGTTTCTTACCACACTCAGACCACACATACCAACAAGCACCTTATGAAGATTGTACTAAAGAGCAGTACACAGAGCTTGCTAAGAAAATGCCAAAGTCTGTAGACTGGGACTTGATTAGTAAGTATGAACTTACAGACTCAACAGTAGGAACTAAGACACTAGCCTGTACTGGTAGTGTATGTGAGCTTGTAGATTTAGTAGAAGAAGAAAGGGAAATAGAATGATTAACGGGATACTTTTAATAATAGTGTTGCAAGTAGCAGTTATTCTGCTCACTAGTTGTAGTGTGTTTGAAGAAAGAATAGAACAGCTGCAATGTAAATCACCAGTTGATTCAACACAATGTGCAGGGTGGAAAACAGAATGAAAATACTAGAGAACATTTTATACACCGCTTACTTTGTAGCGGGAATGGTTTCTACAGGGTGTTTAGTCTACATAGTTATGTGGCTAGAAGCTCTTAGAAAAGGGTGGCTTGTATAGCACATTGTTAAATAATAAAGGAGTTAATATGTTAGAGAAAATCAAAAACGGTGCTGATGGTGCAATAGATGTAGGCATCAAGCTGATTAGTTTGTCAATTGTATTGCAGATTATCTTTGGTTCAAAGGTAGCATTCCTCACAGGAAATGTAATCGGTTCTATACTTGATATAGTATGGACACTAGGTAACGCTGGACTGGCAGGAATAATTGCTGCTGGTATTATCTGGAAACTACTCGATAAAGACATCACGAGTGGAGGCAAGTAAGCCAATCAAAAAACCTAGTGGTCTTGTTCAGTTGGACAAGACTGCTAGACTCTACCAAGAATTACAAAAGAAAAACAAAACAACTAAGCCGAGGGAACTATGGAAAAGGGACTGGACAAAATAAACCCTTCACATTATCAGAAGGGAAAGATAGAAGTAATAGATTTTATATTAGACCAAAAGATGAGCTACCTAACTGCAAGTGCGTGCAAGTATCTGTGTCGTTGGGAGCACAAACATCTTGGTGAAGGTAGACTAGATGACCTAAGAAAAGCACGCTGGTTTATTGAGAAACAAATAGAAGAGATACTTAAAGAAGAGAACATCAAATGATTATCTTTAACATAGCACCAGTGGTCGCTAGCCGAGCACGAGTTACACGCTGGTCTACATACTTCCCAAAGAAGTATACACAATTCAAAAAAGATTTTAGAGAACTACTTGAGAAATACAAAGCAGAACCAGTTGATGGTCTGTTGTATGTCAAGCTAGATTTCTATGTTCAGATACCCAAGTCCTGGTCAAAGAAAAAGAAAGCAAAGAAAGAAGGGAAACACTGCGACAACAACGCTGACTTAGATAACTATGTTAAAGCAGCACTGGACAGCCTAGAGGGTAAGTACTATAACAACGACAAACAGATAGCTATGATTAGAGCAAGGAAGTATTGGTCTAATGATGGTCGTATTACATTTGAGATGGAGGAGATATGACACAGAGCGAATTGCAAAACATATCTAGTAAGAAGTTGGGCATAGTAATGACACCAACTAAAGACAAGTTCTGTACCTTTGATGCATATAGCTATGACTATGTAGTTGAGTTTAAGTGCAGAAGAACACACTATGACACACAACTAATAGAGTACAAGAAGTACAAAGCCAACCTTGATCAGGCTGACGAGAGTGGAAAAGAATTTTTATATGTTATATCTACACCTAATGGTGTGTATGTATTTAATGTGAGTGAGCTACGCGATCAGGGCTATGACTTTAAATGGGAAGACAGACGTATGCCATCTAAGACAGACTTCTCTGGTCAGTACCACTTAGACAAAAGAGTAGGTTATATAGACATTAACCATAGCCCATAAGACCCTTTGGTTGATTTAGATATGACTGGAAGCTGTCATTGTTTCTGTTCACTTCATCAATCAACGCTTGTCTTCTTTCTTCCTTTGTTATAACTCCCATAACTTCTTGGTCTTTAAGAGTTTTAATTAATCTTTCAGTTTTTAAATCACCCTTTCTTGTTGATGGTCCTATGCCTTCATTGTATGCGATAGGTGTGTTTCTAACTTCAGCTTCCAGTTTTGTAAAGTTTGTATGGGTTTGTTTTGTCTTTCTACCAGGAGCTATCTTGTTTAAGTCATTTGGAAAAGACATTCTCTTCTCTTGCTCAGTTATAACACCAGCCTTGACTTGAGTTTGTCTATCTTTAATCAAAGCATTTATCTTTGCTGCCAGTGCTGGGTTCTTAATCTTACTTGACTCATCTAATCCTGGTACCGTGCTTGTTGGACAACTCATTCTTCTTCTCCGTATCCTTTAATATGTAAACCAATAGGGCCAACTGCTCCTAGTATTCCATCACTCACTGACTGTATAATGTTTCCAGCTCCTTCAAACACAGTGCCCTCACCACTTACTATAGGTGACAAGAAGTTACCCATACCTTTATTAATAATAGCATCTAGTGATGGTCCTAGTAGTGATGTACTTAAGTCTCCGTACTGAGCACCACCAAATATACCAGCAGCACCAGTCAAACCAATCACGTTGGCACCACCTATTATTCCCATCTCTCTTGGGTCTGTTTGTTTGATTGCAGACTTCATCTCTTCAGCTAAAAAAGCAACAGCGTAAGCAGACATAATAGTTCCGACAACTGACAACGCTAAACCAAAGTCTGGATTACACTGCTTTGGGTTTAGTTTTCTTAGTAGTCTTTTAACTACTGTGTTTCCAAATACAATAGGGAATGTCTTTAGCTGTGCAATCATACCAAAGTCTGGGTTCGACATCCATAGTGGCTTGTTAGATGGGTTAGGTTGTACAACTACATCTTCAACTATCTTATGTACCCAAGGCATCATAACGTCACGCACCCTGATCTCACTGGTTTCTTTACCTAGTGTCTTTAAACTCTTAGTCATCCTAGTATTTAGGAAGTCATCGTTAAGTATGTCTATGTTTGTTACACCAGTAGATGGGTCTTTAGCTGCCCTGACTATCTGCTTCCAGTCCTCTGGTGTAAGACCTTGCTCTTTTAATTCTCTTAACCATCTATTCTTTTCAACACTACTCTTACTTGCGAAGTTATCTGCATAGTCATTCATCATTCTTTGACCAGCTTGGACAGCTAGGTTTCTGTTAAAGTTTGTCCACTGAGTTAGGAATGCACCAAACGGACTTCTAAAGTATCCACTTAGTATCTGACTTCTATCAGTAGAAAACAACTGGTCTAGTCTTTCATTAACTTCTGGGTTCAAGTTAAAGCCTAGCCTAGCTAGTGCTCTTGCTCCCTCAGAACGTGCTCTCTTCTTGTTAACACCACGCATACTTCCTTCCTTTGCAAAGTTCCAGGCATTTGGAAGTGAAGCTAGTGTGTTCTTAAGACCAGTTCTTTCAGCAGTCCATACTAATTCAGGAAGAGATGAGAAAGTAGCAAGACCAAGATGAGTAATCGCACCAACAGTCGTGCCGAGTTTAGATACCTTTCTCCATCTTTCTTGTGACTCACTCTGCGGTGTCTTGTATACGTTGTGTGACGCATCATACATATCCCATATGCGGTTAGCTTCGTCTGCTGTTATTGCTTTCTTATCCTTAAGACTGCTTAGATGTCTAGTAAGTTTGTCAGCATTCTTGCCACCAAATGTTCTAGCAGAAGCTACCCTAGTTCCAGCTCTTTGCAAGTACTGCTCAAGAACAACACCTAAATCATTCTCTCTAAACTTGTCAGGTATCTGCTCCCATATTTTACTACGGTATTTTTCAAAGTCTTTCTTATCTTGACCTGTCCTTGGAGTGCCATCTTCACTAAGCAAGTCTCTTAGATACCTAGAGTCTGGTATTGTAGTATCTCTACCATCTATTATATCCCTAGCTATCTGTTCTACTTCTGCTTTTGTAGTTTGTCTAAGCGCATCAGTTATCTCTACACCAGCCTCTACTTGTGATGCTATTGTAGCGTTGTATAGCGCATCTATAAATCCTTGTCTGTCTTGCTCAACCGCTCTGCTACTGACTGGCTTATATAGGTAGTTCTTTCTGAATGCAACATTGAGACCCGTATCTTTTCCAGACAACAGCTCATAAGCTCTATCCAGGTCCTTTCTAAAGACTTGTCTTGCAGCTTCTAATGTTTGTATGTATTCATTTGTTACACCAGGCTTGGCTTTTCTAAGCTCTGCTGTTGCCTGTGCTTGTGTCTTTACCTGATCGCTAGAACCAACACCCATCAATCTATCTCTTAAGTATGTATTGATTGCTGGGTCTAAAGTTCTACCACCCAGACCAAACCATTTGTGCTGTGCTAGTTGGTCAATAACTTGTGATGTCTCTTCTAGTATCTCACCAGTTACGTTGTCTTTCTCTTGCTGGAAACTATTTCTTATTTTAGTTTCACCACTGTTTGCACCAGGAGATATAAACATCTGCAATATGTCGTTAAGTTCGGCATACGAGCTTCCGTCTGTCTGTCTATTTCTAGCCTGTAGCACTATGTCTGGTGCCTTGTATGCTATCTTCTGCAAAGCATCGTTAGCAAACTTAGCTGTGTTAAATCCAGTTGCTTTTTCTATGCCTTCATTAAGTCTAGTAGCAGCCATTGATATAGGTGGTGTAAATCCTTTGCCTTCTGGGATATCCACTAGGTCTGCCGCAGTGTCTATGTCTGACAGCTCTCCTAGATTACTAGCTTGTAAGGCTTCCATACCAGCTCTAGCTTTTTCTTGCTGGTTAAAATTCCTAGCCATTCTTCTGGCATTAGTGAGAGTTCTGTTCTGCTCCATACCAGCAGCCACAGAGCCTGGAGATGCTACTGCTCCAGCCATAGGACCAGCAATAACAGACTCTTCAAGTATATCTTGTAAACCTTCTGATGTTCCTATCTTAGTTGGGTTAACACTACTACCTATTTGTAGTGCTTTTTGTCCAGCTTCAGTTGCCATCTCTGTGCCTATAATCTGGCTTAAGTTCTTAGCACCTATACCTACACTCTTACCTAACGACTGTCTGTTTGTATTGACCAGTTGTTGCAATGATTTTCTAGTAGCGTCTATACCACCATTACCAAAGGTCTTAGTAACTGCACTAGATAGACCAGCACCACCCCTAGCTGGAGCCAGCATATCTAAGTAGCTTACACCGCCCGCAACAACAGCAGCCTTGACTTGCTCTGCTTTGGACAGCTCTCTTCCAGCTATGCTTTCGTGTTCTTGTATAGTATCTGCAAGGTTGGCATTGTATGTAGCTGCATAGGTAGCCCAATTAATTCCTTTACCAACTATCTTAGCTATAGGGTTAGGTATGGCTTGCATAGTAGTGCCAACAGCAATACCTAACATAGGTACTATTGTATTCATAGAGTTAAGTGCAGCTTTTTCTTTCCACCACTCAAAAGGTTTCTCAGTTTCAAGTAACCTCTCTGGATACTTAGGTGTAAACCCACTAAGTATTCGCTCTTGTTCTTTACCAAACAAATCAATAGGCTCAGTACCTATACCAGCTATGTCTCCAAGTGCGCCAATACCTTGTGCTTGCATAGCAAGATACTGAGGTGTTGATGCTGTGCCAGCACTGATTGCTTGGGCTCTTTTCTCTAGCTCCTCATCGAGCATTGCATAGTTTATTGCCATTATTTTGTAAACGCGTTAAGCACCATTGTTCTTGCTTCTTGGTATGAAACATTCTGCTGAGTCATAACTTGCTGTATTGCCAATGCAACTTCAGCTACTGCCTCATTTACATCTTCATCAGTAGGGTTAGTAAATATCCCAGAAATACCAGTATCTAATAGCTCCCTAACATCTGCCTTAAGAGCGTCTTGCTGTGTGTTGTCACTTATCTTAGACAAGAAATCCATAGCATCTTTCTTCGCCTTCATAGCAGCGGCAGTAACTGTTGCTTGATTTTTCTGAGCAGCAGCTTCGTTAGCAGCCCACATTTTAGATGGCATATCTACAGCAGCTCTGCCTTTAGGAGTCTTACCATAGTAGTCTAGCAACTGACCTAGCCTCATAAGCCTTGTGTCGTGTGGTAGTCCACTCATAGATTTTTTCCAGTACTCTGGATTCTTCATCTCTTCAAATGCTTTCTGCCATCCAGTCAATTCTTTAGGTGGTGTTCTATCACCCCTACTACCTCTTCTAGGACCACCATCTCCACCAACAGAAGTCGCACTTGCTGGCATACCCGAGTTGTTCATAGAGTCCATTAAAGAATTAAGAGTCAATCCACCAGCACCCACTGCTGTGCCTCCTATTTTCATAGGAGAAAAAGCTCTTTCTGTTTGTTGTATTGGGTTTCCTTTCTTATCTAGTCTAGGCTTAGTTCCTACTCTAACTCTTTGAGTTGAGTTAACACCTTTCCCTTGGTTCCAAGTTTGAGGATTAATTTTCTTGCCTCTAAACTCCCACTGTTTTGTTTGTGTGTTGTAGTTAGGTCTAACATTCTTGTACACACCCTCACCTTGTTGGTACCTAGGTGTGCCATCTTTGTTAAATATCTTCTTGTCTTTCTTAAACAACTTATCAACTGCTTTGGAGTCTTTAAGTCTGCCCATTAAATTCTTTAGACCTTGACCAGCGTTCCTTGGATTTCTACCTAAAAAACCAGCACCTACTAGCACAGCATCTGATGCCCAGTCTGGAGCTCCTATGCCTTTCATATCAAGAAGTGGCTTTCTATTTTCTAGTATATCAAGACTCAAGTTACGAACATCATCTTGATTCATACGGTCACCTTCACGGCTAGTGCCTTGGAACAAACTCTCACCCATCCGAGTGCCTTCCTGATCCCTACCATAGCTACCAGCAGGCAAGTCATATACTTTCATTGCCGCTATCTCGGCACCATTAGGTCTTCTCCAAGTACTACCAATAGGGCACTGACCCTCTACTCCTGGTACTGTCCGACCATTTCTATCTACGCAAGGCATTGTTTCTCTCCTTTATTAAATTTCATTATGCAAAAATATTCCTAATGTCTCTGCGTGTTGCAAAATTGTTGTTCACGCTTTTTGTACTATAGCCTCCTGCTGGGGCAGTAGGTCTAGTTACTGTCGCAGGTGCTCTGGCTACTGGTCCTGTTTCATACCTGTCATTCATACGCTTTTGAGCTGCTGCTGCTTGTCTTGCTTTTTCTGCTGTTGCTGCTTGAGCTTTTGCTGCACGCTCTGCTGCTGCCTGCTCTTGTAATAACTTGTTTGCAACTATAGCATCTATAGCACCTGTACTACCCGGTGCGTAATCAACCTCACCATCTATACCACCACTCATTTTTTGCATTAAGGTTGTTAAATCTGAACCAGTGTCTACAATAGGGGTTTCAACAATAGGTTGAACTACTGGATTTGCAATGGCATCTTGATAAGCTATCTCACTAGGAGACATATCAATTGTGTATGGGTTAACAATTATGTTACCAGCATACCCAGATGTTGTTGCTGGTTGAGCAACTGCTTGCACAATTCCAGAGTTAGCATTACCAGTATTACCAGAAGTAATAAAATCATACACATCTACAACAGCCTCATCAAAACCATACTGAGGAGTTGGTGAGTAATTGTCACTAGGATAACTTTGATTTAAGTTGACAGTTATTGGTGGGCCTTCTGGAAGTTCTATATCTTGAAAAATACTTGTGTTGTCTAGGTCATCTGCAACTATAGGTAGGTCTGATATATATGGCTCATTTGTTATTGTGACCAAGTTTGAACCCTCACCATAA